TAGGTATTGAAACTTCAACAGCATAAGGAGAGATAAACATGGGAAGAATAGTAGGACAAGGACTTAACGATCAGCCACTGATTGCATCTGGCACTACTGCTCAACGCCCCTCTAGTGCTAACTCCGGTGCTTTATATTATAATACTTCTAAAAATATTCTAGAAGTTTATAACCATAACGCGGTACAATGGCACATAGTTGGAGAGTTACCAAGAGTAGTAATTACATCTGCAACAGCAGCTCTGTCAAATACATTCTATATTGTTAATAGTGCAGGTGGACCAGTTACGGTAACATTACCAGGTTCTCCAGTAGAAGGTGATACAATCAAGTTCCAAGATTATTCAGGAACATTCGGTAGTAACAACTTAACAGTTGGTGCTAATGGTTTAAAAATTATGAGAGCTTCTGATAATATGACTGTAAGTACCAATGGTGCATCGTTTACATTAGAATATACTGACGCAGCAAGTGGTTGGTTAGTGGCATCAATTTAACAGGAGCATAGAAAAAAATGGCATTTGATTATCAAACGTTAAAGAAAGTTACAGGGGCTGCAATTGTAGACGGAAGTCTAGCACAAGTAGACTTAGCGAACACAACTGTAACTTCTGGAAACATAGCTGCCGGAGCAGTTGGGTCTGCTGAGATGGCTACGGGTGCTGTAGATTTAGGAAGTGCTAAAACAACTGGTGCTTTATCAGTTGCACAAGGTGGTTTAGGTATTAATAGTGGCGGTGGTGCGTACAGAGCTGTAAGAAGTAACGGATCATCACTAACTACTGATCAACACGGTATTGCAAGTATGAATGTTTACACAGGAAGTACTACCTGGAGTAGACCAAGTGGTGTAAGATATATTAGAGTACAAGTACAAGGAGCAGGAGGCGGTGGCGGTGGCCACGGCGAAGGTGGCGGCGCAGGTGGATATTCTGAAAAGTATATCGACGTAACCGGCATTTCTTCTGTATCAGTTACTATTGGTGGTGGCGGTGGAGGTACATATTATGCCGGCGCAGCTGGTAACGGAAATGCTTCAAGTTTTGGACCATATCTAAGTGCAAGTGCAGGACACGGAGCAAATAGACAGAATCAACACTCAGGTGGTGTTAGTGGTAATGGATCAGGTGGTAATTTAAATTTACATAGTGGCGGTGGTTACGGACACCACAGTCGTAGTGCAGCAAGTACAGCAAATACATATTTTGGCGGAGGCGCCCCAGGAAATCACCCACAAGGTGGACACTTTGCACACAATCATCAAAATCACACAGCACAAGGTACAGGTGGAGCAGGAGCTCACTTCCACGGACACAGAGGTTCGGATGGTAGACCTGGATTGATTATTGTGACTAATTACTATTAAGGAGTATGGAAGAAAATGGCATTTAATTATCAAACACTTAAAAGACTAAGCAATACTTCCTTAGATGGTGCTACTGTTACAGGTGCAGATTTAGGAACAGATTCAGTCACAAATGCAAAACTAGCCAATGGCTCTATTACTAGTGGTAAAATGGCAGCAGGTGCTGTTAATTTAGGTGGTAGTGTAGTATCTGGTACAGCGGCATTTAGTAAAGGTGGTACAGGACAAACTGGCGTCGGTAGTGCATATCAAGCACTAACAATGAATTCAAGTAATAATAATTTAACATTTGCACCAACGGGTATTAGAGGTATGAGTGTTTACACAAGTACAGGTACTTGGAGTAAACCAAGTGGTGTAAGATACATTATGGTACAAGTACAAGGTGCCGGCGGAGGTGGCGGAGGCCACGGCGAAGCTGGTGCAGCTGGTGGATACTCAGAAAGAATTTTAGATGTGTCAGGAATTAGCTCAGTAACTTGTACTGTTGCAGGTGGTGGCGGCGGAACATACTACTCTGGTGCTGCTGGTAATGCAGGCGGATCAAGTTTTGGTCCATATCTAAGTGCATCAGGCGGACACGGTGCAAACAGACATAATCAACATAACGGTGGATTATCAGGAGTCGGAAGCGGCGGAAATCTAAACATATACGGCGGTGGTGGAGGTTGTCACGAAGAACGTTCGTCAGGTATGGGAGGAGCAAGTTTCTTTGGTGGACCAGGTCCATCAGGACATCCACAAGGTGGGCATTTTGCACACAATCACCAAGGACATAGTTCACCTGGATCAGGTGGAACAGCAGGTTATTTTAGTGGACATAGAGGCGCCGACGGTAGACCGGGATTAATCATAGTAACGGAGTTTTATTAAAATGGCATTTAACTATCAAACACTAAAGCGGTACACAGGTGAAGCATTTATTGATGCTACACTAACAGGATCAAAAATAGCTGCTACTACAGTTGCAGCAGACGATATTGCAGCTGGCGCTGTTGACTCAAACAAACTGGCAGATGCTGCTGTTAACTTAGGTTCAAATGTAGTAACAGGTACAGTACCAGTTAGTAGAGGTGGTACTGGACTTACAAGTGTTGGCGGAAATCATACTATTCTTTCTGCAAACTCAGCAGGTAATGCTTTAGAATATAGAAATGAAGGCTTCTCAGGTATACAAGTTTTTACAGGTAACGGTACTTGGAACAGACCAAGTGGCGTAAGATATATTAGAGTTAAACTAGTCGGCGGAGGCGGTGGCGCAAGTGGTCACGGAGAGTCAGGTGGTGCTGGTGGTTACTCAGAAAGAATTATGGATGTCACAGGTATTAGTAGTGTAGGTATTACTATCGGTGGCGGTGGTGGAGGTACATATTATTCAGGTGCAGGTGGTAATGGAAATGCCACTAGCTTTGGACCTTACATGTCAGCAAGTGCAGGACATGGAGCCAATAGACAAAATCAACACTCAGGAGGCGTTAGTGGTAACGGTTCGGGTGGTAACTTAAATATTCACCAAGGTGGCGGCGGTTGTCATCACCATAGTGCTGGGCCTGGAGGCGCTACATACTTTGGAGGTGCTGCACCAGCAGGACATCCACAGGGTGGACACTTTGCACACAATCACCAGGGACACAGTGCACCAGGTACAGGCGGTACAGGTGGGTACTTCCATGGACATAGAGGTTCAGATGGAAGACCGGGCTTAGTAGTCGTTGAGGAATATAAGTAATAAATAATAGACAAATAGGAGTATATTAAATCATGAAAAAAGCACTTATAGGATTTCAAGGCTGGGTACAGGATATTAGAAACCCAGGCGAAGAGTTCGAAATTTATAACGGACCAGATGCAAAAATGCAGTGGGTTGATGCACCAGACGAAATTGAAATGGACTGGACATTAGAATGGTCTCCACAGCAACAACAAATGGTTTGGGTTGAAAGAGATGGCCCATACACACAAGATTCAGAAGCACGTAGAGTTGCTTATGGTGAAGTAGGTGAACAGTTAGATATGTTGTTCCACGAAATTCAAGAATCAGGAACGATTTCTGCTTCAGGACCGTGGGCATCACACATTGCTACAGTAAAATCAATGATACCTGCACCAGAAACACCAGAACTAATCACTGAAGAAGAAGCAATGGTTAGAAGAAATACACATGAGCCAAGTAATGATAAGCCATGTAATTCAAGCACAGAAGACTTACCGTGCTGGAAAAGATACAGTGGTTGGACAGATAAATCTAAAGATCCTGTTCCAGGCATTTAACTAATAAAAACGTAAGTATACTCCAAATATTAAAAGGCTCTTCGGAGCCTTTTTTTATTTCTACATCTATCACACCCAACTAAATAATAGTAGCATATAATGTATCAAAGGGCTTATAGTGGAATTTAAGAATATTGTAATTGTGGGAGGCGGAAGTGCAGGTTGGATGACGGCCGCCACTATGGTAAAAGCATTTCCTAATAAAAATATTACAATAGTCGAATCGCCAACAAAGCCTGTAGTAGGAGTTGGCGAAAGTACTACACAACTTATGCGTAGATGGCAAGAGTATTTAGGAATACCTGATATTGATTTTATCAAAAAATGTAATGCTATTAACAAGCTAAGTATTCGATTTGAAAACTTTCATAAAAACGATAAAGTAGGATTTCATTATCCATTTGGTAGATTAGATCAGAGATTCTTTAATGTAGCAGAATGGTTTCAACATCAATATCTTACTAAAGTGCCTTTTGAAGATTTAGTTAACGATATGTCTCCTATCTCACAATGTTTAGATTCAAATAAAGTTCCGGTTACTATGTTTGGTGATGGTATTTGGTCATTACAAAAAGACGCAGCATGGCACTTTGACACACACAAATTTTATGCATATTTGCGTGATGAATATTGTTTGCCAAAAGGTGTAGTACATGTAGTCACAGATGTTAATGGCGCACAGACTGACGAAAACGGCTATATTACAAGTTTAGATACAGACGACGGAACAATTACTGGAGATTTATTTTTTGACTGCACAGGGTTTAAACGTGCATTAATCGAAGATGTACTAGAAGAACCTTGGGGAGAGTTTAATAATAAAACTTATACCGATTGTGCTTGGGCCGCAGCTAGACCTTACAAAGATAAAGAAAAAGAATTACGGTTATATACCAATTCTGTCGCACTAGGATACGGCTGGGTTTGGGAAATACCAACTTGGGAACGTATTGGTACTGGATATAACTATGCTAGTAAGTATACTAGTAAAGAAGAAGCATTACAAGAGTTTAAAGATTATTTAGGCCCAGTCGCAGAAGAAATGGAATTTAAGCACATACATATGCGTAATGGTATGAGTAAACGCTTATGGGTTAAAAACTGTATAAGTATTGGACTTGCTGGCGCATTTATTGAACCGCTAGAATCTAATGGATTGATGAGTGTCCATGAATTCTTATTAAATTTTGTAAATATCGCAGAAGGTAAAGATGTATTAAACAACTTTGATGCACAGTCATTTAATCATACATGTCGTGAACAGTTTTTATACTTTGCAGATTTTATTACGTTGCACTATGCTATGACTAATCGAAACGACACGCAATATTGGCGAGATATACAACAACAAGACTTTAACAATAGTCCATTATTAAAAGAAATTTACGAACTACGAGGGTCTCAATTCTTTAACGTAGAAGAAAAATTATCATTTAACACACTAGGCGCT